GAACCTGTTCCTGAAGTTGTAGCTGCAGAGTTAGATGGCATTGTAATGTCAAATGCATTTGCAGTTACATTTGATATTTCAAATGTGTTTTCTGTAAAATCTGTTGTTGCATAACCTGATCCTGTTGGAACAGTAACTGATGAAAATGTAACATATCTTCCACTTGATAAACTATGAGAAGTTTTGTTTACAGTAACTGTTGGAGAACCGATTGTAGCATCAAAATCAGCTCCAGTAATTCCGGTATCTAAAGGTGTAATGTCATAAAACTTATCACCATAATATAAAAACAAACCTTGTGATGTACCGATTGCTGCATATTTTTCACCAGCTAAAGATGTCCATGTATGTTGTGCTCTAGCTGCACCTGGAAGAGTTTCATTATCAATAGTTAATTGTTCCCAACCACCTATTTTTTCTGGAAGTCCATATCTAAATCTAACAAAATCACCATCAGTCCATTGAGACTCAGCTCCTGATTGTGTTATTTGTTTATTAAAACCTGGTTTAAACTGTAGTTTCTGAAGCATAGCACCTCATTATATATGCTTTTTATTTAATTACTATTAATTTTTTACTTGTAAATCAACAAAAGAATCAGCATCTCCTAGTTTTCCAACTGGAATAAAATTCATTGCAATACAATATCGTGTTTTATTGGATTTGTGAGTGCCTACAATATGATACATTTCACTAGGAAAAAATAACACCATATCTGATACAGGCTTAACCATAATTTCTTTAGTATTGTACATATTCCATTTGTTAGGTAATATATTAAATCTTTGATCAGAAGTATCTTCAAAAAAAATAGCTGCAGATTTTTCATCCATCTGTGGATAATAAACTCCACTAAACATACAGTTCCTATGGTTGTGAGGAAAAGAAGATTGACCTTTACTTGTTTTACTAATCCAAGACGTAGTTAATTTAAATTCGTTATGTCTATATTCAAAAGCTTCATTTTTATATTCTGTAAAAGCATTTAATAATTGTTTTTTTAATTTAGGTAATTTATTTAAAACTTGTTTATCATAAGAAGTGTGAGTTACATGTAGGTAATCTTCTGTCTCTTTTTGTGCAGAGTTTTGGTAAGCACAGGCTGTCTCTAATTTTTCTAACACTTTTATTGTTTTAGCCGTGTCTGTATTACCCAACACTTGAGAATAAATAGCTTTAGAAAAAACTGGAGTAATTTTACCTTTTATTGCCACCATGGTCCTTTCTTCCAAATTGCTAATGTTATTCTTTCTCCTTTTGTAACTGGCGTAACTTTGTGTGCCATAAAAGATGGAAATACTAATACTGAACCTGGTTTACTAAATTCTTTTATATGTAATGATTCCCCCCACCAAATATATAGATCCCCACCCTCATATTTTTTTTCAGATAAATTAATTAAAGTTGTAAGTTTAGATGTATAACCTTTGTCAAAAAACTCACCATCATAGTGCCACTCGTATTGACCTGCTACATCAGCTTTGTAAATATTATGATTGACACAATCAAATCTTGTAAAATTTCTAGTGGTAAAATTAAAAAATTGATTATTAGTGCTATCAATTAAATCTTCAATATTGTTTATAACTTCACATTTTCTTAAAGTATTTAAATCTAACACTGAAACCTTTGCAGTCTTAACAGCTTTTTTAGATGGTTTGTCTTGTAATTTAGAATTATGACTTGCTAAAATAAATTTGTTTATTTTTTTTATTTGAGCAGGTTTGTATACATCTTGATACCAATAATAACAAAACTTCATGTATAATTAATAATTAATTTTATTCCTCTTACATAATTTTGTTGTACAAGAGTTGCATATTTAGAGTTTTCAAATAAAACCATTTTATTATCTTCAGGGTCAATTTTAACTTTATCAATACCGTTCTCTATAATTAATTTACCATTGTTGGAATCTAAAAATAAAACTGCTGTTTTACAATCAAAAGATCTGTCTCTTGTCAAAGGAGTCTCATAAATAAAAGGTTCTTTCGTAAACAAAATAGCTTTGACTTGAGTTATCATATTAGGTTTTAATTTTTCTAATATAGGAAATATCTCATCAAAGAATGGTGAGGTCTTTTCATGCCAATCAAAAAAGGTATGTTGAAAATAATATTTATCTGTAAAAGTTTGTTCGTTATAATAAAACCAAGCAAACTCATTTGATCTAATTATTTTTTTAATATTATTATAAGTATCTTCTTCTAAAAAATTTTTTATTTCTCTAATGTTACTGTCCATTCTAACTCCTTTGCTATGCTTTCTAAATGTAAAACTTTAATTTTATTTTTTAATATGTATTTATGTAATTCTTTAATATCAATAATCCACCATTGACTTAAAGTTTCTACAACCATTTTATCTGCTTTAGTTCGAGTAGATCCTTTTTTAGCTGTCGTCCCATCTTTCTGAACTTTTAAAGGTCTTACATCAAAACGAAATCTTTCATTGTATCTATCTTTTAAAATACCAGACACATCCCACAATTGCGTTTTACGCGTTCTTTCATTAGGAAACCTAGCATCTTTTAAATATTTTTTAGCAAATGTTGCTGTACTCATTATTATTTAATCCTTTATATATTCTTTATTATTTAATCCTTTATATATTCTTTTATCATACATTTCAATATTAAGATACTTTAAATTTAAGATTGCCCGATACTGTGATTCTATAATCATTACTTGTATAAAATGGAAAAACCTGGTGTGATTGTTTTGCAGGAAACATAATCATTTTGCCTTCAAAACTTTTATCTACATTCAAAAGATCACAACGTATCTCTCCAGTATAATCTACATTTAAAAATGCAAATTTAGAAGTATGATTGTATCTAACATTTAGTGGATCTTCTTTAATATCACTAAAACATTTTTCTTCTTTTTTTAAATCGTACGGAATCTTTATAAAGACAACAAATGAATACAAACCTGAATGAGTGTGAGGAGGATTAAACTCATGTTTCTTTTGAAAGTTTACCCATAGGTCATCAATATAAAATTTACAAGATTGTGATAAAACATTTATCCTTTGCGTGTGGGCAAATATTATAGGGTTAGCTAAACAGTCTATCAAAATAAAATTTTTAAATTCATCACTAATATCATCTATATGGTATTCTTTTTTAATGTGGCCAATTAAACTTTTGTTAGCATCACGACTAGCTTTGTTAACAGCTTTTTTTAACCATGCAAATGCTTTAGGTGGAACTACAAAAGGTACAGCTCGATTACCACTTTCAATAATAGGTTTTGCTTTATCCCAATTACTTAACATCACTTCTTTCATACCAAAATATTTGCACTGTTTCTCTGTCTTGTGCTTCGCTAGTTACTGCTGATGTGCCATGTAATATCTGATTATTATTGATTACGCAACAATTATATGAAGGAAAAAAAGTATTAATCTGAGGATCTTCATCTCTTTTATATAAAAACAATCCACCCCAATTAGGGTACCATTCTTCATTTAAATAAATTGTAGCTGCAGCCACTCTATGTCCATCATCGTGCATGGGTATATAACTATGTGGAGGCCAACGATAATAATTAACTTGCATACCGAACTTTTTACTAGGGGGAAAAATTTTGCTAAATATTTTTCTTACTTGATTATATATGTTTAAGTTCTGATCTAAAGGTAAAATTGGAATATAAGGTGCTCTTCTAATAAACTCTGGCCAATGATAACTTGTCTGCCATCTTTTTTCTTCAAGAGTATCTTGGACATAAGTTTTTATTTCTTTAATAAGTTTATCAGGTAATACATTAGTATGAAAAACAATATTATTCATTAGTTGTAAAATCAAAGTTGATGACTGTTCTTTTGTCATATTTAATTGGATTATTGCCTGCATGATAGATGTCTCCATCAAAATAAATTGATTTACCTTGTTTAGGTGTAACTCTTTTTATAGTTTTATATCCTTTGTATAAAAAAGTAGGATCACCTTCTTTATATCTCTTATCAAAGAAAAAAGTATCTCCATCAGAGTCTTCTACGTAATAAATTAAACTTTTGTAATTTTTTTCATTTTCTAAATCTACATGAGGGTAATTATATTTATCTTTTGTATGACCTGGTTTTTGTAAAGTTCTTCTAATTCTAACTCTTAAAATATCTCGTATAGGTATGTTTAAATCTGGTAAAATAGAATCTACAAAAAGATAATATGCATCTGAATTAACTCCTTTAGGTGCTAGAAACAATGTATGAACATAAGCTGGAGTCAAAGTAATATTTTTATTACCTGGTGTATTAATTTCTTTATCACTTAAAATAGTTCCATAGTAAAACCAAGGAAAAGTATCGGAGTTTAAAATATCTTTTATTTTGTTTTGTTTATCTAGCGAAACTAAATTATTTAATATCTTTATCATATATAGACCCTTTCAATTTATTATGATCCCAATTTACAGGATGCGTCCAAGAAGACAAGGAGTATTTAGTTCCAGATATTAATGGATAAGCTACGTGTGGATGAGTAACCTGTGAGGGCCAAACAAAACACCATCCTTTCGGTATATCTTTGTTAGTCCATTTCTGCCTTGGAAACTCTACATGACATCCTTTGAAATTAGTATTTAATTTTACATTCAAAGTAAATTTACTTGTATCATTATGTAATTTTACATTTTGTCCTTTATGATGATATTTAATAATCATTGGACAAAACCATCCTGAAATATAACTACCTTGAAATTTAGTAAGCAACAAAGGAGATATTCTTTCTTTGTATTGTATACAAAAATTTTTAAATAAATCTTTTTCTATATCTGTAAAAAACAATGTGTTCCAAGGACAATTATCTGTTTCACCTTCTGATTGATTGTAAACAATATAAGGTGCAAATTCTTTTTTCTTCTCTTCACAAATAGCTACTAATTCATCACAAAAAGATTCAGTATAAAAAGGAGTTATTAATATATCCTTTATAAATTTGTATTTCTTACCACAATCAGGGTGTATACCTTTGTTATATATCACAGTCAAAATTAAAAGAAATAATAGTTTTTAAAGTATTAGTTATTTGAGGTGGAGCTCTATGTTTTACATAAGAAGGAAATACAATAATATCTCCTTCATATACAGTTGGCATCATAACTTTTTTAGTTACAGGATCTACAAGTTCTGTGCCGATACATTTTTCATTATACTTCACATAATAAACTCCAGTAAATGTACATCCATGAATATGCCAGTGATGAGTGTTATCTTTTTTATATTGTTGAAACCAAATATCTTTGAACTGTAATGTTTTAAAATCCATCTGTGTTAGAAAAGTTTCAAAACTTTTCATAAAACTAGGTAAAAACATTTCTACCCATGAACGACTAGGATTGGTGCTGTTGTGAAAATCACATTTATAAATGTCATCCATGTTTACATTATTTTTTTTATTAAAAGGTTCTTGTTTAAAATGTGTTAATAATTTGTTTTTAAACTTTTTATGTTGTTTAAATGGAAACTTAATTAATTTATATTGAATTATCTCTTGCATATAGATGGCATACCCAACCAAATTCTTCCATCGTAGGGTTCTTTATCCTTTCTTTTAACATCATTGTAATGAAAAAACACTTGACCACATTCTCCTTTTGGTAAAGGTTTTCTCCAGTGTTCTAGTTCTTCACCTTTGTAAACTAACATATCACCAGGTTTTAATATAATTTTTTTATTTTCTACATAGATAGGCCATGTTTCTCCACCTAGATTTAAAGTTGTAGAAAATTCACAAGGTATTCTATCTTTGTGTTTATGTAGTTCATTACCTTTTTCGTATATTCTTGCATAAGAATAAGTAGGCACTAAACTTAAATTTGTAATTTTTTCCATTGTAGGTTTTAACATAACCAGTAAACATTCAAGAGCTGGATCTCCATACACACAATATATTTTTTCTTTAAACATAGGATCGCCAAAAGTTCCATAAGTTGTATCTAGTGCATGTATTAAACATTTCTCTCGTTGTAAAATATATAACAAATCTCTTCTAAATCTTAAATAATTAAAAAAATAATGAGCCATATCTTTAGATATAACTTTCTTAATTACTTGATAATAATCTTTTTTAAAACTCATAGCCTTGGTGTCCCGTATTCTACCCACCCAGTTATAATATATTTATCTCCTGATATTGGAGGATTTCCTCTATGAGTATGAGTAAAACCAGATGGCCAAAGCAATAAAGTATTTCTTTTAGGTTTAAATCTACATTTTTGATACAAAAATTCTGTTTCTCCACCTTCTTTAATGTCATTTAAATAAACCATAAAAGCCATAATTCTATTTCTATATTGCATGTTTGTGTTTTCACAATGCCAACTATGATAACCTTCACCTGGTGAAGTCTTTTGTATTTTAATATCAAAGATAGTATGTTTTTGAAAATGATCTAAAATAGAATATTTTTTTGCATAAATAGGATAAATATCTTTAAAAAAATGATCTATAAAAGGTTTATTAACATAGGGTAAATCTAACATATTATCAAAGAAAGGATCTGAAATTGTTGATACAGCTGTATCTGCAACATCCCATGAACGTAAATTACGTTCACCTACAATACCTTCTTTTTCGCATCGTTTGTAATATTTTAAATATGTATCAACCATTTTGTCTGGCAAAGCATTTTCAAATATAGCGATATGATCTTCTCGTAATGTACTTTTCATACAAATGGATTACCTCTCATCCAAAGAACTAAAGAGTATCTAGTGCCCCTAGTAACAGGTTTAACCATATGGTACGTATAAGATGGGAAAACTACAATAGATCCTTGTTCCCTGACTTCTTTACATTCAACTTTTCTTTTATTAATATCAAACATAAATTGTCCACCACTATAATTTTCTTTATCAGATAAAATAAGTGACATAGATAACTTTCTAATAGTGTTAGATTTGTCAGGTTCTTCATAACTATCTACATGCCAATCATAAAATTGATTTCTGCCATATATAGTAAACTGCGGATCTTCTGTTCCACTTAATTGTAAATTCCAACCTGCATTTTTATTAGCTAAATGTATATAAGGTTCACATATATGCCTAACCCAAGAGTCTCTTAAAAAAACAACATCTGAATCTCTTAAATTAGAGTTTTTATTTTCTCCTTCGTATCCACCTACCAATCCTTTTTGTTTGGGTAAGTTTAAACCTTCATTAATAATAAAGTTACACATACTTTTAGGTATGACTTTAGGAAAAAACCAATATGCATATTTAAATATCATTCTAAACCTTTATAGGTTTAAGTAGCATAAATTGTTATTGATGTAAATAGATTAGATTGCTTGCCAGTTTAGGCTAGTTGCATTCCAGTAATATTTGTTAGATGTAGGCTCTCCAGCATCATCGTATTCTGTAGCTTCCCATCTTTGAGCTGATTCGTTCCACTCTGTTCCATAAACAAATGTATTTTCATCTACATTTTGAGTTGTAGGTTTAGCAACTGGTGCTTCCCATAATCCAGTGTCATTATTTAAAGTCCAAGAATTGT